GCTAAAGAAGTTATAAAAGAATATAAATCTAAACAGTACAAACGATTAAAAACTATTTTAATTATATCAAGGAAATTAAATTTACCCAAAGATAGAGTTAAACAAATTTATGACCAAAATTAATTAATCATGGATATCAGGGATATAACGGAAAAAGTAGATTACCCAGGCATCTCAGCTTTTGCTGACATGTTTGCTTTACAACAATTACTGGTAGATCATTATACAAAAATTGAAAAATTACCCGAAGCTCCAGTGGATGTAAATACCAAAGCGGGGCAGGATCTTGTAAAGGATTTTACTGGTAGAATTATTGAAGAACTAGGGGAGGGGTTTGAATCTTACCTTCTTATGTTGGATATGTTTCATACAGGACAAAGGTCAGAGGACATGATCCCACACCTTCAGAATTTTAATGAAGAGATATCAGATGCTCTTCATTTCTGGTTAGAACTTATGATTTTTTCTGGGTATGATACTTTGACTCTTGCTAAGTGGATAGGTCATTATCTCGATGAAGGATTTATAAAGGGGCATGATCAATTGAAATCTTGGTTTACATTAGGAGAAGTATTAACCCTTCGAGATACAGTTCATAAGAAAATTCCTTGCTGGTGGGTAATCAAGGACCACATGCTTGAAGATGAATTTTTAAGAGGAGGCCGTCAACTGGGAAATGCAAGAAGGGATTTTATGAAACAATTTCTTTGGGATATAACTTACCATCTCCAGATTGCTAGAAATACTCTTAAGAATAAACCTTGGAAGCAAACCCAGATGATGACAGATACCAATCAGTATGAGAATGCTCAACGTGAGGCAACTGCAGCTCTATTTAAATTCTTATATTTTGCAGGGTTCACAAGGGAATCTCTTTACGTGATTTATTATAAGAAAAATAAAATAAATCAGTTTCGTATCCGTAGCCATTATTAGGTATAAAATTTAATTTAAATATCAATATTATGAAACCAATAAAATTTCCAGAACAGAATACTGTGTTTGCAAAGAATCAACCTCGATATACACCATTGCCTGCTTTCCAGGAAGAAGGTGGAGATGGTGTAGTGGTATCATGTTGGAAACTTTCATTTTGGGATAAGATTAGGGTATTATTTGGAGCTAATCTATGGGTTAGTTTAATGATGTTCGGAAAACCTTTAACTCCATCAGTATTTTCTTTTAAGAAATCAGATCATTTAATTAAACCCCTATGATAAGAAGTAGGCACCCAACTTCGATGGCATGTTGGGAATGGCTTAATGAGTTCCTAGCTACACAGGAGGAGCGGATAAAAAAAAATGGGGGGATACGTAGTGGAGCTCAGATTATATCGTATGATCATTTCATGGAAATAAATAAAGCATGGGTGGACCCGGAATTTGATTTCGGGTTTATGTTTGGATATAAACCTCAGAAGTGGTCTATTCTTAAATCAAACTACGTGGATATGAACATGGTGGATTTGGTCAAGAGTGAGGTACTTGAAAGGGAGAAGAAAAAAACACAGAACTATAACTTGGCATTCAAATTCTCTAACACTCATGGTTCAGGTCATGGGTGTTTAATATCATGTGTATTCCAGAGACGTCATTCACATGATAACCCAGTGGTCATAATAAATATCAGGTCATCTGAAGTAACTAAGCGATTGTTAATGGATTTCTTATTGGTACAACGCATAACAGAATATATATATGGAGAGGATGTAAGTGCAAGTGTGAAACTTTTTTCTGGGAATGTATATCTATCTGCTGAGAACTTTGTTATGTACCATAATCATAAGGATCTCCATACTTTTATTAATCCAGAGCATAGTGGAATGGAACAAAGGATATATGATATTTATAATAAATTTATACAACCTGAAGCTATGAATATTTCATATAAAGTTCACCTTCGAGCGGTAAAGAGATTACAAAAAGTAGATACTTCTTCTCTTAAGGCTAAGGACTTATTACTTTGAATTAAATATACTATTAAAATTAAATGCTTATGAAACAATTATCTATTAATCCAGCAGAACAACGGGTAGTCGTCTTACCCGATAAACCCGAGGAACATCAGACTAAAGGTGGGATTTGGGTTCCACTAACAGCAACTGAATCTGCTCCTGAAATTGCTACAGTGGTTGCTGTTGGTAAAGGGGATAAGAATGACCCCATGTTATATTATCCTAATCAGAGGGTAATTTATAGTCAGTATTCTGGGGTAGAAATTAAAATGAATTTAATAGGTCATGGGGAAAACACTTATAAAGTGATGAACCAGTTAGATATCATGGCTGTAATAAAGGAGGTGATCTGGTGAGAGTATATGGTGACGCATACGAGCTTATGTCAGAGGTGTTCCGAGAAGTATATGAAATGGGGCACATTGTCCACCCATACTCTATGCAAAATAAAATAGTAAAGGATAATGATGATTATGTTACTAAGGAGATAACTAATTATTCTTATTCTTTGACAACTCTTCGTAAGGAAAAATATTTATTCTTTGCTGACCCACGAGCTAAGGAATGGGCAGATCAAGAATTTTTTGAACGGATTGATTCCCAATATGTAAACCCTGGTAAGGCTTGGAAACTTAGGAAGGATTTATGGGAACAATTCTTAAATGAACTAGGTCAATTTGATTATTCCTACAACCGAAGAATAGGATTCTCTTTGAATGAAGTAATTAATGAACTTGAAAGGAATCCTGATAGTAGACAGGCAATCATTGCTATCTGGGATCCAATGAAAGATCCTGCTGGTATGGGCGGGGCATTTAGAATCCCTTGCTCAATGTATTACCAACTTTTGGTAAGAGATGGAATGGTTAATATAATATATAACCAACGCAGTGCAGATGTTGTAACACATTTCGGTAACGATGTTTATCTTGCATACCAATTGATGCTTTATATTTCTATTGCCTTACGTTTGAAGGCAGGATACTTGTTTCATAATATAGGTTCTCTTCATGCCTACAAAAAAGATTGGCCTAAACTAAAGCAATGTATATCTGATATAAAAGTTTAATATTATGAAGTTAAATTGGGTTAAACAAAAAATGAAGGCTGAATGTTATTTAGCCGATGAGGAAGCAATCCAGGTATTTATTATTAAAACAGGATTCAAAGATTCTTATATAGTAACCTTAGATGATGCAGAGTCAGTATACATAGGGGATACAAAAATCTTAAATAAAATACAGATCAAAGAAAAGTATGGGATTGAAATACAAATATAAACTCGTTACTAACTGGTCAGAGTTACACCAGCTTGTTGCTTATTGTAAACAGACTGGGTATGCTTCTACTGACTTCGAAACTTGGGGGACAAATAGTATGTATCTAAGGTCTTACCCTACTATTTTAGGTGTATCTTTTCAACCAGGGGGAGCTTGGATAATCCCTTTGGCACATAAGGAATCTCCATTTCTTAAGGATGATGAGTGGATTAAAGTTTTGCAATACTTTGGGCGAGAAGTTATAGAGGATCTAGATATTGTAAAGATAGGTCAAAACATTAAGTATGAAATGAATTGGTGGTATAAGTATGGAATAATCATGCAAGGTAGAGTGTTTGATACTATGTTAGCCAAGTATTTACTTGATGAGGAACGACCACATGGACTAAAAGAAATGGTTACTCGTTTCATACCCGAATTTGATGGATATGATTTACCTGGTCAGCCAGGACAAAAAGCTACAACTGAACAGTTAATAGCTTTTTGGTCTAATGTACCTTTGGATGAGCTTGCTCTTTATTGTGCATTAGATGCTGACCTAACCTTTAGACTTTGGGTATTCTTTGAACGTAGGTTAATCGATAATGGATTCTATACTTTATTCAGGAATATGATGATGATGGCTTCACGTGTACTTGCTGAAGTAGAATGGAGGGGGGTAGATATGGATAGGGATTATCTTAATGAATTGGTGGGAGTTTATAAAATTAAGATTGATGAATGTGAAGCTAGGATAAGGACTAACCCAATCATTTTTAAATATGAGAGGGCAAGATTGAAGGATGTTAAAAAACAAATGATTAATGATGTCAAGGCAGAGATATTACTTTTGAAGCAGACAGAGGGTAGTGATAGAATGATAAAGAGTAGAGAGGAGAAGGTATCAAGATATATTGCTGGGGATTATACAACTAAAAAGGAATGGGAGATGGTAGCTCCAACTAATTTTAATAGTTCTAAGCAAATGATTGATTTCTTATTTGAAAGTCCAGAGGGGTTGATGTTTGATGTAATTAAGTTTACACAGGATAAAAATACTAAAAAGGAAACAGAAACACCATCTACAGATGAGGATGTGTTGAATGAACTACAATATAAAGATGATTCGGGTTTTATAAAAGATCTCCTCGAGCTAAGGGGGTTAACGAAGCTGAATTCAACCTACGTAGTAGGTATGTGGGAAAGATTAAATTCTAAAAATAAAATACATGCAAGCTTTTTACTTCATGGTACTGTGACGGGTAGATTATCTTCACGTAATCCTAACTTACAGAATATTCCACGTGACACCACTGCCAGCGATATCAAAAAAATGTTTATTACCTCACCTGGGAAATTGCTTTTACAAATTGATTATTCTCAGGCTGAGCTTCGAATTTTAGCAGCAGCAGCTAAAGAACCTACGATGATACAGTGGTTTAAAGAAGGTAAAGATATTCATTTGGCTGTTGCTTGTAAAAAATTTAACACAGATTATGATAAGGTAAAAGTTATTCTGGACAATGAAGACCATTCAGAATATATTGAATGGAAAAAAAGAAGAAAAAAAGCTAAGACTACGAATTTTGGAATAGTTTATGAACAAAGTGCTAAGGGATTAGCTGAAGCCCTTACTAAAGAAGGTATATTTACAACTGTGAATGAGGCTGAGGAATTTTTAAATGATTGGTTTGATGATTTTCCTAAAGTTAGAAAGTATATAGATAACCAACATAGATTTGTAAAAAAATATGGGTTTGTTTATAATCTTTTTGGGAGAAAGAGAAGATTACCTAATGTTGATTCAAATAATTGGGGGAAAAAAGCTGAAGCGTTCCGGCAATCAGTAAATGCACCTACCCAAGGTGGTGCTTCAGATTTTACTTTATTTAGTTCTGTACTTATACGAGAACATATTCGTAGAGGAATATTACCTTCATCACTTGAACAAGTAGGTACAGTTCATGATTCTTTACTTTATTATATAAACCCACAAGATATACATCAAGCGATTCCGAAGCTTTATCAGATATGTAGGAATCCCGAAACTAAACTTTGGTTTAATTTTGAAATTAAAGGAATTGAAATGAAAGTAGAGTTTGAAATCGGTAAAAATTGGGGTGAATTACATGGATATAATCCACAAGAAAACTATCTAGTATGGGTTGCCTGATGTACTATTATATATTAAAGGAATTTTATGAGAAAGCTTAGAAAATATGCAAGCTCCTCTTCATTAATGGATATTAAGATTACTTATGGAAATGAGACTTTTGAGTTTAATCTGTTTGAGGAACTTGTAGTAGATGAGAATAGAATTAATAGGGAGATACAAGAACAACCTTCATCTTATGCTTTTCTGGCTATGCTACACAAGAAACTATTCCGTATTAGTAAGGATAAAAAAATGGAGATGGAGAAAGCTTATGCTCGTGCATATATGAAAGCTAAATCACAAATAGATTCAGACACAAATAGGTTATATCCAAAGGAAAGTGCTAAGGAGATGGCAACTAAGAGTCCTAATTACCACTTAGCTATTAGGTATTATCACCAGGCAGAGGAAGACTGGGGTGTAATTGATGCCTGTGTAAAGTCATTCGAACAAAGAAAAGACCTAATCCAAACGCTCAGTGCCAATATCAGGAAGACGAATTAACTATAACAATAAAGATAAGAGATGATTTTTTATTAACATTAGAAACAAATTAACTATGGCAAAAGAAACATTAAAAGAAAGGCTAAAGAAAAAGAAGGAAGAACTGAAGGCTAGGAGTCAGCAGGGAGCCATCTATTTTCAGAAGGCAGACACTACAGTTCGGGTTCGTATCCTGAATATGGGTGAGGAAGAGGAGTTTATTAAGGAGGTAACTCAATTCTATTTGGGGTCAGATATTAAGGGGGTAATATCTCCTGATACTTATGGGGAACCCTGTGGAATTAACGAGGCTTATGAAGAGTTAAAAAACTCAGATGAGGATGATGAAAGAGAATTGGCAAGTAAATTCTCGCCTCGTAATAGATATCTGGCATTCTGTGTATTTTATAAAAGTGAGAAGGGTGGGGAGATTGATGAAAACCTGAGTCCTAAATTTATCCTACTTTCATCAGGAGTTTATCAGGAAATCTTGGAAAAATACCTGGATGAGAGTGAATGGGGAGATATGACAGATCCAAAAGATGGGTATGATATTAAGATTACCCGTACTGGGTCAGGTAAAATGGATACAGAATATTCTGTAACTCCTTGCAAGAATACCCCTACGCCTAAGGGATTTACTGGGGTCTATAACTTGGATGAAGAGGTCCGTAAGATTATGCCCAGCTATGAAAAAACCAAAGAGTATATCAATCAGTATCTTGGTTTGGATCCTGAGGATGAACCAGATGCTGGTAGGGGTAAGAAAATAATCAAGAAGAAAATAATTAAGAAAAAGAAATCAGATCTTGATTCCTAATGATAGTTAAAAAGAAAAAACCAAAGGCTGGGATTGTATTAACTGATGCTCAGATGGCTAAGAAATATCGGGGGTCTGGGTTAGCTAGTGAGATTTCTGTAATGCCAGAGGATGCCCTCTGGATACCTTCTCGTAGTATTTATCTGAATTATACTACGGGTGGTGGGGTTCCTTATGGGAAAATCTGTGAGATATTTGGGGGGGAAAGTTCTGGTAAATGTTGTGGTTTAAATACACGATTATTTTTACCTGATATGGGGATTATAGAAATGGGTAATTTAACTCAATTATCTAAAATTTCTACAGAATTGGGTATTGGTAAAATCACTGGGATAATTGATACTGGTACTATTAAAACAGTAAAAATTACTACCAAAGCTGGGTTTGAATTTGTTGGGGGTTATAGTAATCATAAAATTAAACTACGGGATCTAGATGGTAATTGGGAATGGCATTATATTAGAAATTTAAAAATCGGGGATAATATACCAATAGCTTATGGTATGAATGTTTTTGGGAAATTAAAATATATTAAAGGTTATCCTTTAGATAAAGATATGGGGTATGCTTTAGGACTATTATGTGGTGATGGCAATATAACTATAGACCATATTTCGATGACTGCTGAGAAAAAGTGTTTATCTTTATTAGAATTTTTAATACAATATTTAAAAAGGTTTAAAGTAGAAACCCAAAATCATCAAGGGGTTATTCAATCCCAAGCGGAAATACAATTAAGAAAAGGTAACTATAATTTACAAAGAAGTGGAAAAGAATTAGGAAATTGGTTAAAACATTTCCCCGAATTAATAAATAATTCCCATAATAAAAGAGTCCCTAAATTAATACTTACTTCTCCAAAAGAAACCCAAATTGCATTTATACAGGGGTATTTTGATACTGATGGTAATTCTTCTAAAAAATCACCACAGGTCAGTGTAACTTCTGTATCAAAAGAGTTAATCCAAGATATTCAAATGATGTTATTAAATTTTGGAATAGTTAGTAATATTACTATAAAGAAAACTAGTTGGGTAAATAAAAATACAGGTAAAAAGAATAAAAGTATTACTAATCGGTTAACTCTTCGAGGATATCAAGCTATGAAATTTAAGGATATGATTGGGTTTAGGTTAAATTATAAATTTAAGATATTATCACAAAGTCGTAGAAGGAATACTAAACCCATGTTTGAAAGTATTAAAGAGTATTCTAGTTATGATATAGTAAAACTACCTGATTATTTATTTCCTAGATTAGAAAACTTTTATAAAAATTTAATAGCCCCTAATAAATATTTGGGCTCACAGTTAAGATATTGGTTATATAATAAGGGAACTAAAAAATATAAAATTTCTGGATCTATTCCTTTAAAAAATCTTTATACCCTTTTAAAATATACACAAAATAAAGGGGATTTTGATAAGGTATTATATGACTATACACAAAGTCAATATTTTTATGACCCTATTGTTTCGATTGAATTAGAAAACCAACCAACTAAGGACATTGAAGTTAGCCCTTCTCATTCTTATATATCAAATGGTTTTATTTCACATAATACTTTGGTGGCTATGGACTATGCTTACTCTACTCAATATCTTGGGGGTATGGTTTTTTGGAATGATGCAGAACAATCCTTTGACCCTTGTTGGGCAGAACAAAACGGATTAGATCTAAATAAGATAATCATTTATAATGAAACCTCGATTGAAAGGATATCAGACTGGGCTGCAGACATGGCAGTAACTTGGAGATCGAAGTTAAAAAATAATGAACCTATCTTAATCGTAACTGATTCAGTTGCTGCTCTTGATTGTGAAGAAAATATAAATTCACAACAAACAGATGCTAAAGCAGAGATGGGGAATCGAGCTAAGGCCTTTTATAAATACCTAAGGATAAGGAACCAGTTATTTTCAGATTTAGGCATAACTCTTATATTTATTAACCAACTTAGATCAAAGGTAGGTGCAACTAAATTCGAAGATCCGGATACTACCCCAGCTGGGAATGCTATGAAATTCTTTGCCCATCAGAGACTTGCCTTTTTTCAGAAAAAACAAATAACTCAGGGACTTAAGGAAAGGAAAATCTGGTTAGGCAATGAGGTATCAGTTAGGATGAAGAAGAATAAGGTTGCACCACCTCGTCCTACTTTTACTACTGAGATATATTTTAATGCTGAGTACGGAAGAGTGGGGTTCGAGCGATACACTAATCTCGTCGAGCTATTGGTAAAGACAGGAGTCGTTAAGAGAAGGGGCAGTAATTTCTATTTCAAGGATGAAAAGCTTGCTACTAGTAAAGATAATTTTCAAGAGTTATTAGAAGCTGATGATTTGTTGAGAAGAAAACTATTGAGACGAACCAAAGTTAATACTTTGTCAGTAACTCAGGGTAAAATTAATAGGCTTAACAATAATAATATTAATAGATATCCAGTAACAATTAAAGCTCCTAGAAAAACCGAAGAAGAGGATGTTTAAAAGGTTAGTTATATTTGATGGTAATCATCTTGCTTACCGAGCTTTGTATAAATTTATGAATTTAAGGACATTAGACGGTGTTAAAACTTCTGTGATATATGGTATGCCATATATAGCAGAGAGTTTAATTCGTCGACTAGGACCGGATGAAGTTGTCGTAGTTTTTGATGGGGGTAGGAGTACTTTTAGAACAGGTCTCTTACCCTCATACAAAGCTAGGGATAAGAAGTTGGGCTTTGATGCAGAGGATTTTCATAGGATGAAGGATGAAGGTAAGAAAATATTTATGGCACTTGGTCTAAGAGTTGTTCATCAGAAGGGGATGGAAGCCGATGACCTTATTGCTATGATTGCACGAAAATATTCTCAGAGGGAATGGGAGATAGTAATTGTATCAGCTGATAAAGATTTTAACCAACTCATAATGCCACCAGTTACTGGGTTACATGGGGCGGTATCTGTTTTTAATGTGAGTAAAAATAAAATGTATGATGATCTTAATCTTAAAAAAATTGTGGGCTATAGCGCAGCCAATTGTGTTGATTATCTGGCTCTTACTGGGGATAAGTCTGATCATATTTCCGGTTATCTTGGTGTGGGTCCTGTACGGGCTTTACAAATTATTAATACGTTTGGGGGAGTCAAGGCTTTTTTGGAATCTGAGAAAAAGTATGGGAAAATTGACAAAGAAAAGCTCAAGGAGATCTGGAAGAGAAATAAGAAACTTATAGACCTCAAATATTTTTATCGAAAATTTCTGATGAAGGTAGCGATCCCGTATATTAATCCTGATGCAAAATTTAACCTGAAATTATTGAAATACATTTGTGGTACCTATGAAATTAATTCATTTTTAAAACCCCAATTTTTAAATACCTTTAAAAACTTAAGTGATGGATAAGAAAATCATGATCTGTGGTGCGAGCGGTACCGGTAAGACAACATTGGCTAAACACATCTCTGAGTTATATGAATTACCTTATGTTACAACTTCTGCAAGCCAGCTATGGCCAAAGTACGGGTTCAATAGTCATAAAGAAGCTTTAAGGAAATGCTTAAGTGATCCTAGTATGGGGTTTATATATCAACTTGACATCTTAACTAATAGGAGAGCTAAGTTAGATAGTCTTTCTAATTATGTAACAGATAGGAGTTATGTTGATAATATTACTTATATCCTTCTTCAGATGGGACATGGGATTACTCAAGGGAACTTGGAAATTTTTCTTAATGAATGTCAAATAGCTATGAGAGAAGTTAATGGGTTAATATTTCTTAGATGGAATCTAGACATTGATTTTGAAGATAATGGGAAAAGGATTTTGAACAGAGTATACCATGAAATGGTGGATAATACAATGAGGTGGATATTAGATTCAAGGATGGCATTATGTCCTCTTTTGGAATTAAATATGTGGGATTTTGAAACAAGGATAGAACTCGTAGATCAATGGATAAAAAACTTATCGGATTAGCAACAGGGGATTTGCATTACCATGACTGGAAATCATTTAATGAAACATTTGAGCGCACTCAGGTTACTACTAATTTTTTGGCTAAGTTATTTAATATAGCCGATGAAAAAAATATCCCCATCTTTCATATTGGGGATTTATTTCATACTCCCAAGGGGCTTTCAACAAAGACTTTGTTTGAGTTTATGACTATGATGGCTACTGTTAGAGATAATTATAATGTAAAAATTTATGGGATATCTGGTAACCATGATTTAGATCAGGGTGTTTCTTTGTGGGGGGCTATGTGTTTTGCCTTTCCAGATATATTTATAAATATTGATAATGGTTATCATAAATTTAATGATTTCACACTTTATGGGATTCCCTATATAAAAAGGAATGTTGGTTTGGTTAAAACTATTGATTGGATATCAGAAGAACCGGGTAAGAAAGTTCTCCTCCTACACACAGCGCTTTATGGGGCGCCTGATCCGAGTGGATATGAGCTAGAACCCCAAAATTTACCACGACAACTCCCCGTGCTATTTAAGGCTTTTGATTTAGTTCTAGCAGGTCATATCCATAAGCATACTGCGGTCGAAAACAATATAATAATGGTTGGAGCCCCTAATCAACAACGCAAATCTGATTCGGGTTGTCAAATGGGGTATGTGGAGATATATGATGATTTCTCAGTTAAATTTATTCCTTATAAATCTCCAGAGTTTAGGTATTACAATGAGGGAGAAGAACATGAGAATACAAACGATTTTTGGATAGAAATCCCGAAACCAAGAAAATTGAAAAAGGGGTCTGAGGCGGAATTTAGTCCAAAGATGTCAAAGGAAACTATGGCTCGTCGTTATGCAGAGGAAACAGGGATTACGAGCCCAAGGAAAATAAAAGCTTTAATCGATATTTTAAATCAAACAGAAGAGTAATGAAAGTTAAATCAATTGTTATAAATACAGATGAAGGAGAAATTGAACTTGGTATTGATTTTCCGGTCCGTATGTCACAATATGCTGGTACCAGAGATAAAATAGATGAAGCTACAGGTGTTTTAATTAAAGAATTAAATGGTGTAAGATCATTTATCCTTATATCAGGCCCTCTAAATATCATAGAGGAAGGAATGGGGATTATGGATGAGTTTATTACCTCAATGATAAATACATAATCAGATGAAACAATTAACAAAAGAACAGGCGATAAAAATGTATGAATCCGAAATATGGAAGGACATGACATTAGAACAGATTGCGGAATTTCAGCTTTTTCAAAATTTACTTTGTGTTCCATTTGATAAATTTCATGAAGCGATTAGTCATGTATTAGGGCGCTCGGTGTGGACTCATGAATTTGCATTTAGAGATAATATGATTAAGGAATTTCTTGGAGAAAAACCGAAGCCGACAATGGAAGATACCATAAATTTAATACCAGAAGATAAGCGTATAATTATAGGTATTTAACTAAATAATAGAACATATAAGATGATTAGATTTGGAAAAATGCAAGTCGAGGGCTTTGCTTCAATCGTCAATGAAGAATTTGATTGGGGTATAGAGGGATTGAATATTATTCAAGCCCCTAATGGGTATGGTAAGACTAAATTTATCAATGCTCTTGTTTGGTGTCTATTTGGGCAAACCCTAACTGGTGCGGTCGAGCCATGGAAACATGTTCGTCCTTCGAGCTATCGCGGTACTCGAGTCGAGCAAATAGTGTATGTGGGATTAGAGGAAATTAAAATTATAAGGTATAAAGATTTCCCTAAGCTTAAAAATTCTTTATTACTTTATATTAATGATAATGATGAACCATGGGATAGTGATAAGAAGGATATACAAAAAAAGATAGAAAAAATAATCGGATACAGTTATGAACTTTTTAAGAACAGTATCATATTTGGGCAAAAACTTAAAAGGATTATTTCGGAGACAGGCCCAAACAAAAAGAAGGTATTTGATGAAGCCTTTGAAGTACTTTATATTCCCAAAGCAAAAAAACTTGCGGAAGAGAAATTATCGAAATTTCGGGCAGAAGAATCCAAAGCTTTAGGTAAATGGGAAATAACTGAAGAAAAGCTTAAGGGTAAACAAGCCGAGATTGGTGCTGAACAGAAAATGGTGGATAACTTTGAAGCGGATAAGGATAAGGATGTTAAAGAGATAAGATTATTAATAACCCCCATCAAGGTAGAGCGAACTAAGTTGATTGATAATAATGATGAAGCTGATCTCCATTTACATAAATATAAACTTGAATTGGAATCATTTCAGAAGGATGCTTGGAATAATGAGGAAATTGTTAAGAAGGAGAAGGAGCTTACCAAATTGGAGGGTAAAAGGGATAGAGAATCGGAAGATGTAGAAAAGGTTCAAAAGGAAATAGGTAATTTGGAGTTTGAGATAGAGAACTTACCTGACCGTTGTTCAAAATGTGGGAAACCTTTTACTGAGGAAGATTGGAATAAGCAAGTAGATGATTTATCCGCTGAAGTGAAGATTAAGCAAAAAGCTTACGAAGAATATACTACATCAATAAGTACTATTAAGGGGCAAATTAAAGAGCTAGATGGGGAGATTTCTAGTGCATCTAAGAACAATGAAAGTATTACTCTTTGTAATAAAGAAATTGAAAGACTAGAGGGGGTATTACAAGCTATATCCGATCTTAATAATAAGATACAAGGGCATAAGGATAATATAAATAAAATCAAGGAAAAGAAGCTTGAAAATAATATAGAAAAACTTGGCATAGAGCTATCAGGGTTACAGGCTTTAGAAAAGATTGAGGCGACTGAAGTAAAAAGAATAAGAAGGGACGTAAAAGATAATGAATGGTTGATTAATGACCCACTTTCTAATGCGGGGTTGAAGGCATTTATATTTAATGGCATGTTGGATGAGATTAATGATAGATTGGAATTTTATACCAAATTCATTGATTTTCAGGTAGCTTTCGTAATGGATATGCAATCTGCACATAAGAATCTGGATACTTATGTCTTTCATTGGGGAGAACCAGTTCCTTATGAGGACCTTTCTGGGGGCCAACAACAAAGGGTGGATATAGCTACTGCATTTGCTATTCACGATGTAGTTTCTGATACAAAGGAGTGTATGTTACTTGTTATGGATGAAGTATTTGAAGGACTTGATAAAGATAATATAGAAATAATGACCGATCTAATTCAGGATAAAGCCCAGACTAAATGTCTATATTTAGTTACCCATCGGGCTGAGTTTAACCCTACCAATGCAAATATAATTTTGATTGATTATAGAGATGGGATTACTAGTATAGGTTAAACTTTTAGTATTAAAAGTACTATTATTAATTAAACACCTTAGGGCCATGGTAAATTCAAAAGCTAAAGGGAGTAGAAATGAACGAAATGTATCCAAATTAATGCAAGATTGGAGTGGTTATGAATTCGCAAGAACACCCCAATCGGGGGGTTTACATTGGAAGAAACAGTATACCTCTGGTGATATTTGTTGTATAGATGATAAGCATGGACATAGGTTTGCATTTTCGATAGAATGTAAATTTCATGAGGAGTTGGATTTATTACACCTTATCGATGATACCATAGGAAAAAAGAGTAATAAGATTTTACTATTCTGGGATCAAGCGGTGGGGGATGCCAAACAAGTTAATAAGACCCCACTATTATTCATGCGAAGGAATGGTATGAAAGCTGGAATGCACTTCGTGGTCATGCCCACGAATTTCTTTTTATTATGGCTTAATGGAATCCAACCTTGGATTAATAAATTTGGAATTATACATTATCACAAAGAAACAGAGAAAGAATCTTATCAATTCACGATTATAAATTCAGTGGATCTTGTCGAGACAGATTATAGAATTTTTCATAAATTGGGGAGGAGGGTAATAAGGAATGTCCCCGTATAAATATGATCATGTCTGGGTGGTTGCTTATATAAGTAGAGACCATATACATAGAGTCGAAGACGACCTTCTCGATAGAGGCTTCGGCTCTATTCGTGTTTATATACCTACAGTCAGGATCCTTAAAAAACAGTTTAAAAATAAAAATATATATGAATATATCCCATTACTTTTCAATTATGGATTTTTTCAATTACCTTATGATAAGGCATGTAATGTAGAATTTCTTAAAAAATTGAGAGAAGAAATTCCTGCAATATATGGATGGGTACTTGATCCTACTAAGTTGATTAAGAGTAAACCAAGATTACGAATGGATAATAAAAACCCAGAACTTGAAGAAGAAGAGATAGATGAATCTGGGATTAAGATATTGAAGAAACCCAGGGGGATACCTAAAGTTGCGATTGCCAAAGAAGAAGAAATCGTCAAGCTATTGGAGGCAGCAGAAAACCAATCAGTATTCTCAGATGGGTTAGTAGAGAGATTACAAGAAGGGGATTTCCTTACTCTTCAAGGATATCCTTATGATGGGATGACAGCTGAGGTAGTTGATATAAATATTAATAAAAAACAGGTAAAAGTTAGATTATTACTTGAAACTATGATAAGTACTGCAGTTGTCTCATTTGAAAATATATTTTATACCGTATATGCGGACTTTGATAAATCTTGTAAGGAGAAGAGCTTGGACGAAATTCACGAGAAGGGTAAAAGAAGCTTAGATCGAATTTATGCTAAAATTTCATACGGAGATGAGTAAGCATGATAAAATAAATCCAGAAGCTTGGGATATCTTAAATACCGATGAAAAAACTGCTGTTAGTTTATCACTTGGGCATGGAAAGAGTACCTGGGAGGCTGGGGAAATCATGCAACGTGCTCACTTCAAATATTTAGAAATCCAGAAAAGAGCTAGAAAGTTTCTAGAGATTTTTACCAATCATCTGGAGAAATATGGATCCTTATTCCCGGGGGATTTATTACTTTCATTTCCTTTCAAGGAATATCTAGTACTGACGATTATAGAGAGGAAAAATATATCCCAATCTGTGAAGCAAATGGAGGATCCTTCTTATGGGGTGGCCAATAGAAGAAATAAATTAATTATAAATGAGATCAAGAAATTACGGGAAATAGATACTGAGTCTGCTCACGACTTATACAACCTTATAATGGATTTTGATAGGTGGAATAACTTTAGGATATTACCCATAGAAATACAAGAACCTTCTGCATTTAAAAGAAGAAATAAAGCCAGAAATGTAAAACATCTTAAGAATATTACCACTCTTCCTCAATTTTCAGTAATGAAGGTAATAGAGAGATACTCTTATTCAGGGAAATACACAAAGGTATACTTACCTTTAATATCTGGATTCCTTACTGATGATTATAAGATTATATCTGTTAAAAGAAAAATATTAATAACAAAGGAGATAACCGGAATAGGTTTATTTTTATTTACTAGTCGAGCTATGAGCAAAGAATTTGCTAACCTGGTGTCTGGTTATTTTTTAAATTCGGTTAAGAATTGTAAGACTGGCCAAAAATTCTGGCCAGAGTTTAGGATACTTATGTCTAAGGCTTATAATTATAAGGAACTAGAGAATATTCATAAATCTAGAACCTATTTGGATAATGCTTTATTTGATCGGGATAAACAACGGGTTAAAAAACGTAAAGAAAAAATTTTACCTGGCGAGGAACGTGTATCTGACACTGATATTTTTTACCCTGGGGTGTTAAAATAATACCCTATTTGTTTTGCTAGTAGTTATAAAATTATTATATTGCATAATATTATAAATAATTATAAATCAACTAGCTATGAGTCAAATCATTCCTAAAACAGTAAACTTAAATCTCGTGGGGTTAGATGGTAATGCATTTAATTTAATGGGGCAATTCCAATGTCAAGCTAGACGAGAGGGCTGGACTAAAGAAGAAATCGATGAAGTTTTAACAGAGTGTCGAACTGGAGATTATAACCATTTAATAGTAACCTTAATGGATCATTGCAATGTCGAGGAAGAAGAGGAAATTTGAAATGGATATCCCCGATGCGGATAAGTTTATTTCATATCTAAAATATAAGGATATGAAAAGAGAATGTGTGGTTAGGGGAATGGAGTTTGATAAGGTGCTTAAAGGAGGAATCCCTCAATTAACCAATTGGCTTCGCAATCATTTCATAGATACTATTCAACTCGATCTTTTAGAGGTTTTTGATGATTATCAAGAAAATCTTATACGAGAGGCAGTCAAAACTAAAGGTGAGGATCCAGATAATGTAATACACCCTGCTCTTAGGTTGGGATTTATTGCTGAACGAGATGAGGATGGGGTAGTAACTAAGAGAAAGAGGGCTAGGATGATTGTTAAACGAAAGAAGAATAGAAGGGAAAGGACTGGAGATGGGATATTTCAGGGGACTAAGAAAGCTCTCACATTTCAATTACAGCAACAGGGATTAGAAAAGGCAGAAGTAATTAATAAAGTCATGGAGCAGTTTCTAGATGCAAGCCCTAAATCTATTGGAATTTGGTATAATAAATCACGTAAACTACACAAAGATGGCACACGTTAAATGGACTGGAGAAGAATTATTTATGCTCAATGGGGATCTTGTATTTATAATAGACCCCGAACCTGATAATGAAGATGAGTCGGTAGTATTAGTATCCTCATACCCAAGTGGGGAACCATCTAGGGCATGTTGGGATAATATGTATTCAGCAACACCTGAACAATTGAAAGGAATAATATAATAAATTAAAATTATGGCACTAACAGATGAATCCCCTATGGCATGGGGTAAAAAGTATGCCGGAGAGAAAATGGCCAACGTACCAGCCAGTTATTTAGACTGGATAAAAAGAACTTGGTTGAAAACTCCCCAGAACAAAGAACTGTTCGCTTACATTTATGATAATTGGGATGCGATTAACCTAGAGCTAAAAAAAGAACAAAATGGAAGAGAAAATAAAACCTAGAATAGGTAAATGGTTTAAAATTACTGTATGCCTTAATTGTGATATGGTCATTAATGAC